CGCCGTGCTGTGCATTCGTGTAGAGCAGCACGCCCAGGCCACCAGCCTTCGCGGCAGCAGCACCAGAACCCGCCACGGCCGGATTGGCCGACAGTGCCATGGCTTCCATGTCGCGCTGCAGCTCCTTGTAGGCCTTGGCCTTGTAGTAGGCCATGGCCGACTTCATACCCGCCTTCTTGACGCGCTCGACGCGGCCGGAAACCGCGATCGTGTCCTGGAAGATCTGGCAGTAGTTGCCCACGCGCACCGGCGGCGTCTTGTTGCTGGCGGTGGCGTCATCGCCATCGATCGCCGCGTTGTCCTTGTTCGGAGTGCGCAGGTTGTCGCGCTGCCACTCGTGCAGGGTGTTTTCCGCCGTGGCGCGACCGAAAGCCGAGATGACCGGAGTTTCCTCGGGATTGGTCATCGTGATCTTGTCGATCAGGTCCTCGCGGACGTTGGTGCCGGCGTCGTACCGGTCATAGAGATTGGTCGGTTGTGTCATTTCTGGCTCCTTTCAGGCCCTCGCGGGCTTAGAAAATCAGTTGGTTTCGAGAAAGCGGGCCAAGTCCCTCACCCCAGCTTTTCCGGAGCGGAATTTCTGGTCGAGGCGCTTGTTCACCTGCTCTTTCTGCGGCACTTTCTGTCGCTGGGCCGGGAGGTTCGGAGCGGTCTTCACCTGCTTCTTCACCGCCGCGGCCTTTTCCTTCAGTTCGCGGTAGGCCAACGCGTCGCGCATGATCAGCACCACCTTGGGGTCGGTCACGTTCGCGAAACGCGTCTCCTCGACGCCGTACGCCTTGGCGACACCATCGAAGATGCCTTTCAGCTTCGGTTTGTCGATGCCTTGCTGGCCCAGCACGCCCCAGGCTTTCTGGAACTCCTGCTGCTGTGCGACCTGCTGCTGGTGCTGTAGCTGCTGCTGCTCGAGCGTCATGCCCTGCTCGATCTGCGACAGCACGCCCTTGATGGCATCGGCGCGGGCGCGTTCCTGCACCCAGGCAGCTTGATCGGTTGCCGCCAGTTGCGCCATTTCCGCGTCTGTCTTCAGGCCCGCGAGCGTTCGGATGGCAGCATGTGCCTTCTGCGCCTCCTGCATGTAGTGGTTGCGGCCCTCCTCCAGGCGACGGCTGACCAGTTCATGCGCTTCGCGTTCCCGATTGCCGAGCTCCTGCGTCTTGCGGGTGTAGTCCGCGTGGCGCTGGTAGCCGGCGATGAGTTCTTTTGCGTCCACCTCGATCTCGGTGTCCGACCCGTCCTCGCCCTTGACCGGGACTTTGAATTTCTGGCTTGTCTGCTTCTGGGCTGCATCGGCCGCGGCGGGGTCGTCCTCATCGGAGTCCGCATCGGGGTCGTCGCTGTCAGGGCCAGCACCGTCGGCTTCATCGCCGTTCGGGTTTTCTTCGCCGTCCGAGTTTTCCGGATCACCGGGCTCGTCGTCGTTTGGCAGCTCTCCCGCTTGGTCGGCCTCGGGGTTATCGACCAGGAACGCTGCGACGTCATCCATAGAAACCGGGGCCGTATCGGCTTGTCCGTTTGACATGTGATGTGCTTTCAATCAAGACCACCCCCACGAGACACCAGGGGGTAGACACGGGACGCATCGCTGCGGAGCCCAAAAGGCTGGTGTGGGCCTATGAAACCTTGCGCAGTGCGCGCTTCATGCGCGACTCGTTGCGCGCGCTGTCGATATCGATCTGGGCGCTTGCCATCTTCCCGGCCTCCAGCATGCCGCGCAGCGTCTCGGCCACCTTGTCGGTGAGGCGCGCAGCCTGGGCCAGCAGCAGCAGGCCTTCGCGGTCGCGGATCGGGCAGGCCTTGATGCGCTCGACGGCGTCCTCGGCCATCAGGCGCAGCGCCTCGTTGAAGGCGGGGTTCTCGAGCACTCGGCGGGCGTCTTCGCCCATATCGTAGATCTGCTGGTTGGTCATTGGGTCACCTCGGCGGCGATCTCACCGGTGGCGGCATCGGTGGCGGGGTTGTCCAACTTCGCCTTACTGCTGATGTTTGCGGCCTCGATCTTGGTAGCCGCATCGAGCTGGGCTTTCCAGCGGAACTGCTCCTGCTCCTGCGCGAACGTCCACTGCTTGAACGCCATTTCGCGCTGGTGGCGCTGGTCGTCGTATTGCGCCTTCAGCTGCTCGAGCTGGGCTTCTTGATTCACCTTGAGCGCGTGCTGTTCGGCCTCGGCGCGCTGGCGGTTGTTGTCGACCTCGGCCTGCATCTGCATGCGCATACGCTCGAGCTCTGCCTGCTGCGCGCGCTCGGCCGCCTTGTTCTGGGCGTCGAACTGCATCTTCATGCCCTGAATCTGCTGTTCTGTCTGCGCCTTCATCTGTGCGATCTGCAGCGCCGGGTCTGGCGGCTGCTGTGGCCGGCCTGGCAGCTTCGCCTCCGGTCCAGGATCGCCCAGAAAGTCGCCCACGTTCTTGAAGCCGCCCAACGCGATCATCTTGGCCTGCGTGGTGTAGATCTGGTGCGGCGTGACCATCATCTCGCCCAGCGGGCTCTGTGCGAGGCCCATCTGCGTCTCGAAGACTTTGCCCAGCACCGCGAGCTGCTTGTCCTTGTCGCCGGTGCCCAAGCCGACATTCACGGTCATGTCGTAGCCGTCGTTCCACTCGTTCGGGTCGAGCTCCACGAAGTCGCCACGCAGCTTGAACGCCAGCGGCTGCATGTCGCCTTCGGTCAGCAGGCGCAGCACACCCTTGAAGATTGGCTTCACCACCGTCTCGGCCAGGATGCGCGCAATCAGCTTGATGCGGGCCTTCGCGGCATTGGCCGTCATCATGACTTCGGCGGCTGTGCGATCGGGCCGCAGGGCGTTGGGGTCGAGGCCCTGCTGCTGCTTCGAGACGCCGATGCGCTTCTCGCCCATCTGGTCGACGTACTCCAGCAGCGGGAACATCTGGTTGCCCGTGAAGGAGGTTGGCTCCATCGTGACGGCGTTGAGCGACTTGATCCGAATATGGCCACCAGGGCGGCCATCGAGCAGGTCGTCGACATCAGCCTGGGGTGCGCCGTTCTTGTCGGTCAGCACCATCTTGCGCGGGTTGTTGGAGGCGTAGGCGTTGTTCACCACGCCGCGCGTCAGCTCGGTCTTGAGCATCTGCAGATCGCTCATGATCTCGGCCACACTCATGCCGTCCCAGCGGTGCTGCACCAGCAGCGGCGATCCGGTCGATACCGGCACCTCGTCGCACTCCTCGTTGCTCAGGATCTTGTCGTTGAGCCGGTAGATCTCGCGGCGCTCGGCAATGCCGTCGTCATCGAAATCGACCAGCACCCATTCGATGCGCAGATAGCCGCGCGTCAGGCTCTCGTCGTCGACGGAAGCCTCGTTGATGGGGTCGTTAATCTCGTTGGTGAGACCTCGGCGGCTGCGGCGCTGCTCGATGGATTCGCCGACACCTGGCTGCGTGCTGGCGGCCAGCTCTTCGGCTTCCACCTCGAACCCCATCTGCTTGAGGTCGGAGAGCGTCACTTCGAGGTTGCGCGCCACATAGGGGCAATCCGCGAGCATTGGGCTCGTCCAGTCGCGCTGGATAAGCAGGTTGTCGGGCTCGAAGGCGTCGATCTTGATCACGCGGCGCTCGGTGGGCACCGACACGAGGGCGTTGATCAGGGTCTGCATGATCGGTTGGCCGAACTCGTCGAGGGCCGGCTGTCCAGTGAGTGGGTCGATCAGCGGTTGCGGCGCCATCTCCTCGGCCGCAACGATCTTGGCGCCGCGCTCTTTCTGCAAGAACGCGATCATCTCGGCGGTCGCGCTGTTCACGCGTTCCTTGCGGTTGGTGCGCAGCGTTTCCTTGCGCCAGTGCACCGCGCAGTTCTTGAACATCAACGCGTCCTTGAACGCGGTGTACAGCGTCAGGAAGCCGTTGTTCTGCTTGTAGAAAACGTAGTTGGCCGCGTCGGTGGCCTGTTCGGCGCCCTTCGAGTCCGCGGCCTGCGTGGGCTCGAAGATCACGGCGTCGTCGCTGCTCAGGAACATATCGATGAGGTCGGGCAGGATCCATTCGACGGTGTCCTGCACCTCGGACGTGACGATAGACGACCACCCATCCTCCTCGTTGCCGTACGGCTGGCGGTAGTACTCCTTGGCCGCGATGCGCCGTTCTTGCGCGAGCGTGCCCCAGACGAACTGGGCAGAGTTCTCCTCCAGCTCCTGCAGCATGCTCAGGAGGGTGGTGTCGTCCATCTTCGCCATGGCTTAGCGCTTGCGCGAGCTGGTGGGCGCCGGTGCAGCGGCAGGGGCCGCAGCGGGTGCGGGCTCGATCTGCTCGGCGATGGTTTCGAGTTCGGCGGGCGTGGGCTCTGCGGTCTGCGGCTCGGGCGAGGCTTCCACCTGGTTGGCCGTCACGACATTCGAGGCCTGCGGAGCCAACGGCTCGGATGCTGGTTCCTCGGCTGGCACACCAACGCGCTCAGCAGCTTCGGCCGCGAGCTGCTTGGGCGACTTCTCGGGCCAGGGCGGCGTGCCGACCACGGCTGAGCCATCGGGATAGGTGTGGAGCTCGCTGCGCACGATCTCGGTAGTGGTCGCTTCGGTTGCGTCGGTCATGGGAGCCTTTCTCGCTGGTCAGGCCAGCATGCGGTTGCTACGATAGGTGAGAGGTTTGGACGGCGCGGGCTTCGTGATCGCATGCCGTTTCATCATGTCGGCGTAGCGCGTGGCGCTCATCAGGTCATCGCCGAGCTTCACGATCTTTCCGTCCTTGCGGTGGTACATGCGGAACTCTTCGAACCAGTCGTTTAGGTGGTCGAAGACCTTGAAACGACCCGTCTGCATGCGGTCGAGCATGTCGAGCACACCGGCCTCGACGCCGTTGCCACCGGTGCCCTCCTCCTCGCCATCCGCCGGCGGATGGGTGGCCTTGTCCTTGAGCATGTTCAGGCCCTGCGCCTCGTACTGGTCGCGCAGCGCCTGGCCAGAACCCTTGTCATGCTGCAGGCCGTCGTGCGGCCACGCCCATGGCAGCCAGTCGCCCCAGGGCTTGAGCGTCGAAGCGAACAGCAGCGGCGTCTGCTCTTTCTGCCGATGGCATGCCGTCACGTACACGGTGTCAGTGTCTCGATCCCAAGCCAGGCGCACGGCAGCGCTCGGGTGGTCCCAGCCGAAGTCGATGCCGCAGATCTGCGCCCAGTGCCGCGGGATCTCGAAAGCGGGCACCTTGATAAGCGCTTCGTCGACCGGGAAGATGCGCCCGCTGCCCAGCGTCGGAACACCGTTAACGCGGGCCTCGCGCTCGTGCGCCGGGTAGCTGGCGATGATCGCGGCCCGCTGCTCGGGCGTGTAGTGCAGCGCGTCGTGGATTGTCATCGTGGTGACGTGCGTGCCGGGCGGCTTGTCGATCAGGAACCGCTT